TCATTTCCCACCTCGTTGTTTCAATTCTGCACCAATGGCCGCCTTCAGCGCTTTCTCCTGATCAGCGGTCAGGTTTTCAAGCTCATCCTTGTCGTAAATTGCGAACATCCAGAACTGACCATCATCCAGCAGCCAGTAATAGATGACCCGCAACCCGCCACGCTTGCCCTTTCCTCTGCGGGCGTCTTGCCAGCGTAGCTTTCGGAATCCACCCGTGCGCGGCATTACATCGCCTGCGGCCGGGTTCGCCTGCATCTCTACCTGAAGCTGCCGGTATTCATCGTCAGTCAGGTAATCACCTACCGTGGCGGTGAAGCTTGTGGTTTCAAAGAAGACTGTTTTCATTGGCGTAAAGTGTACGCAGATTGCCTATAGATTAGCAAATGGTTGCAGCATGTACGAATCCTCAGTAACACCCCGTTGCCTGTAGTAGTAGCCTCCAGCACTTACGCAACAGAATTCCCCAGTCTTTTGCCTGCAAGCCCACGGACTGGGGTTGCGCTAATTTCGGCGCGGATTACCAAGGAGGCAAAATGGAACAAAGCGAACTGAGTCAGAAACTGATCGACGCCGTCAACGCGCATGGCTCAGACCTACAAAATCTCAATTGCGTAATTTCCGGACTTGTTCATCAATTGTCCGCTTCTCAAGGAAAAGAAGGCCTCGAGACTGCAAGAGTCTTTGCATTGCGCGTGGCGGAGGCGATGCCCAAGAACAGTCCTGTTCGTCCGAACCCCAAGAGGATCTCGGAATTTTTCAGCGATCACCCAAAGGACTAAACCCTAATTTGCTCTCAATCCGTGCAAGTCGACGCTCCAACAGGTCGGCTTTCTCTGTTGCCAGAAATTGCTCAACACTCTTGATCGAAAATCTATCAGCTGAAATCAAAAGCTGACTGGTTTCAATTCCAGTACCAATACCGGTAACCACAAGCGCTCCAGTACTCGTCATTTGAGTTTTAAGTTGGTGCATGTTGATCTCCTGCGGGTAAGCCTCGTCATTTTAGTTATTTTGCATCTGTGTGCCTGAGGATCAGCTGCGTCCGATCCAGCCAAGGGCCGCCATAAACGATCACCTCTGACGGCCTGCCGTACAGGTGATGCAACAAAAACGGCCCCGGCCCGAACACCCCTGATTCTTCTCCAGGCAGCTCCGGATCATCACCGAGATAAATCCCAGCATGATTCGGGTGAACCGTTCGCCCAATCGCCATAACGATCAGGTCACCACGCCGTGGCTGGTCGCCCCGCACAAAACCTGCCTCCTCGTAATTGGCTTCGTACAAACTGGTGTTGCCAGCACTCTCCCACCAGCCGTCCTCCCGTCTAAAAGCTTCAAACTCCAGTCCCCACTCGCGCTTGTACCAATCCGCACAGACCTGCCAGCAATCCCACGCGCCGTGAACAAACGGACGCTTAAGCAGCGGCGTGTTTCCGGTCGGTGTAATAGTGCGCAAGTCGCCTTCAGGCCAACTCAGGATGTGCCATGGCAACGCCGTAGCCTCGCACATCGCCAGATCATGCGGAGACGGCCGGCTGGTGGCATCCGGGTGTGAGTGAACAATGCCGATCACCTCGCCCAGGTCTTCCGCTGCTGCGTAGTCTTCTGGATCGAGACGAAACTCTTCATTCGGCTCGCTGGCAATGTTCCGGCACGGGAAGTACTGCTGCTTGCGCCCGATGGCCAGCAGCAGCCCGCAGCACTCTTTCGGGTATGGGCGTATTAGGATGAAGTCAGTGGATTGGCAAATAGAGCCATCGACCGGATGACGGCTGGTTGATAGGATCGCGCGCCTTACTTAATGCCACTCCGGGAATCAAACACATATGAATCGAGAGCAAGTTCGTAGCGCCATTTGGTTCGCGATAATCACCTCAGTGATTGCACTGCTGTCGGCCTACGCCCAAACCGATCCGAATAGTGCACAAGGTTGGTTGATCGAATCCAGGCTTCTAGCGTCCCTCTGGGTTGACTCTCTGCCCCTGGCGGCGATTCTTGTTCTGATACTGGCCGCGCCTTGGTATTTAGTGAAGTGGTTCAGAAGCCGCCGCGCCAAATCCTAAGTACTGATAAAGTCGTGTCGGCACGGTACTGAAACGACACAGGCAACGCACAGCCGGTGTCTTCTTGTTGCTCGGGACCAGGCTCGACCGGGGTCATCACCAGTACCGTGAAGTCACCCCGGGTTAATCGATCATTGAGGGCAAACAAAGCAGACAGGTCATCTGCCAACCCTTCGCCCGCACCGGAACCCATTCCGGCAGGTGTGACGATGGTGATTTGAAACAGACCGGTATAAACCCGATGCTCGCCAGCGAGGTCGTCGCTCCCCGTGTGAGCAGGTATCAAGAAAGCCCGCAGGTAGGTTTCGCCGTCAGCAGGCTTGAACACCACATTTTGATAGGCAATGCGCAGTACAGGCTTCTGCAGCTTTGCCCAAGCTGCCAGCCGGGCCTCAAACAGTGCGCGAACAATCTTATGGCTCATACCTGGTTCTTCCTGATGGCCTCTTCAACAATCTTTTGAAAGTTGCCCAGGGTGATCCGAACCATACCGCTCGGTGCCTGGGTTGAATGCCCGTACTCCAAGGGGATGGCATAAGGCAGTGAGTTGGTGATGTAAGCCGTCTCCCCTGCATTGAACTCCAGGGCACCATTGACGATACGTGCCATGGAACGGCTACCACCGGGGGTCTACCTGATCCACCGTGGAGGTGTCAGGTGATCCGACACTGAACATCCAGTTGCCGCGAAAGCGCCCGCCCACACAGCCCTGCGGCGCACGTATGCCCATGCCGTCATTGAGCTTTAAGCCGCGCTTGAGATAGCCACGTTTGTCGAAGTTTTGCGGATTTTGGCGCAGGTTTTCGTTGTGTTCCGCGACGGCCTGGTTGTACTCGCGACTGATCTTGTTAATCTTCCAGACATCAGGAGTGCCCACAGGTGACATCGTGATAACGCTGTTACCTATGTTGATGATGATGTCGCGCATCGTCATATCAATGGCATCTTTCGCTCGATCCGCGAAGGCCCGGATTTGAGCTGAGAAACTGCCGCTCTTGCCTGCGTAATGATTGCTCATGATCGCACCTGCAATTCATAGAGGATCGGTGTCCCGGCAGGGTTGATCTCTTTGAGCGGAGGAACGATTGACCAGGTGCGGCCTTGAATTGACATCTTGCTCAGCAGGTCAGGCACCCACTCAAGCCCCTGCGCAGCAATCTTGAGCTTCTTGTCGCCTTGCTTGATGAGGCTGTTGTTCTGGAATTCCTGGCCAGTGAAGTCGAGCAGGATGCCTTGGGCAGTTTGCTCAGTGATAATGTCAGGATCTGACGTTCCGGTTTCGGGATCGTACTCGCCGGGAAGGACATTACCGACAAGTATCGACTGGCCGAACTCGGTGATCATCTCCAGAGCCATCATGGCCATTTCGTCATAGAAAGTCATGGTGGCACCTGAGATAGAAAACCCCACTAGATAGCGGGGCTGGGTCAACGAATCAGCTGTAGGAAAGGTTAACCGTGCTGAATCCGCGGCTTTTTAGCTCTTCAAGTATCTGCTCAATAGACGAGTCGGAAAGTGATTCGCCGATTTCCTGCTTTTTCGCTTCTGCCTCAACTTCCTCGTCATCGACCTCAAACAGAGCTTTGTTCAACTCTTGCCAAGTGCCCATCGTAGGCTGAGATTCGCCTCGCTCGTAGCGTCCAGGCATAACATTGGATATGCCTGCAGCATCAGCCAACTCAGTCAATGTGAGCCCTGCATCCTTGCGCGCATTACGTAGAGCCGAGCGAAAATTACTGCTTTTTGGATTAGGTAACATGCATCACTCCCTTTTTGAGAGGAGCATACTAAAGCACTCAAAGTAACTTCTACTAGTAACTTTTAGTACTGGCCACTACGAATGCCATCATCTGTTTATACCTTTACAGAAAACAATCCTCGTTGCAGCAAGTAGTCCGCAAACTGCGTCGCACTGGGCCGATCAGGCGCCGCAGGCAATAACCGCTTGCTGGTGTTCGGGATCGTTGCGTACTCGCGTGTCACGGCCCCCTCGACACGCTCCAATGTCACGGCCCCTTTGCGTTTGTCGATTGGGTCAATATCGTCGGCGTGAATTTCGGCCGCCAAGGCCATCTGCCCGTACTGGATACGCGCAGGCAAATAGTTGGCGGCTTTGTTCTCGCCATCCAGATGCACTTCCCGGCGTGGCCAGGACAAAGCCTGTTCGCTGCTGGTCTTGCGCCCCTTCCAGGTCATGCCATCCATCACCAAAGCCGCGCGACCAAACACTATCAGGACGGGCACACAGAGAAAGGTATCGAGTACCTGGAGGTGGGGGCTGATTTGGCGTTTTGAGGTGGGGGTTTTGCAAATCGCAGACAACAAAAAAGGGCCCACCTTTCGGTGAGCCCTTCTAGACCGCCCAGCAGAGCGGATTTTGTTTGGTAGGCGCGATTGGACTCGAACCAACGACCCCCACCATGTCAAGAGCCACCATGCTAAGCGCTAGGCCACACGGCATAAGGTCTTAAGAGAACGCCCATTCACATTATGAGGCGTCAAGCATGGCTAACATTCGTTCACTACCTTCAGGGAACTGGAACGCTCAGGTAAGACTGAAGGGACAGTCACCACAATCTAAAACATTCCCAACTCAAGCACTCGCTCAAGCGTGGGCTGACCAGCTAGAAGCTGTCACCAAGACGCACCAGTCCCATACGCTGTACACCTTGGGCATGACTTATTGCGAAACCATGCTCAAGGGTAAGGGCAGCTATGACCATGCGCTAAAGATCGTTGAGCAGCTCTTTGCTGCCTTCCCTCAGTCAATCCATAACATCACCCCTCAGCTAGTCAATGACTTCAAGCTGAAGCGTCTACAAACGGTCAAACCTGCTACCTGTCGTATACAGCTAGCGTTCATGTCTCGTTTCTTCAGGTTCGCTAAACGTGGCCTGCTTATTGATATACATAATCCCGTAAGTGATATAGCTCTTCCCAAACCAGACAAGTCGAGTGACAAGGTCGTCAGTGCTGGCGAGCTGAGACTACTACTCAATGAACTCTCACCCACTATGGCTCTGATAGTGGAGCTTGCCTATGAGATAGCTATGAGACGCTCAGAGATACTTAAGCTCACTACTCAATGTCTCCACCTGGATGATCGTATTGCAGATGTAATAGACGGCAAGAACGGGACTAGGTCTGTGCCCCTTACCATAAGGGCCATAGAGCTATTGAGAGAAGCTCAGAGGCTGTCAGTAGCAGAGAGAGCACATAGAGGCAGACTGTTCCTTGTGACACCTCATAGCGTCTCACAGGCCGTCAGGCTAGCAAGAAACAAAGCTGGCCTTGATAGCACCGTTAAGCTCCACCAATTAAGGCACACCCGTATTACCAATGTAGCGAAGAAGGGATTCAATAACGCTCAGATAATGATTGTCTCAGGACACAGAGACACTAGGTCAGTGGCTAGATACTCCCACCTTAGCGTCAAGGATGTATTACATCTAATTGACTAAGTCCCTGTGAGCTTGCTGGGGAGGTACTAGCATCGACCCCTCCCCAGCTTACACCATGATAGGGCACGGCTCCTTGTGCGAGCTTGTAGAGCCTTGCAACCATTGCCTGAGAGGAGGCTACAACACAACTAACCTTATATTATTAGCTTCATTTATTTTGCACCTGAAAGTTTATAGAACGGGTATATATTAGTACAAGAGATACATTTCTCTACTCTTCTAAACTCTCCACCTAGCCAAAAGCTCACCCTCTATAATACAGGCACATATAGCATACAAGCCCCCTTCACCCCAAGACATAGCGCCCCTACTTCACTGTTTAAACAAACACAAGACACCTTTCTTCTATAAAGCCTAATGGGATGTATAAGAGAGCAGGATTTTATTGTGAAAATATTAAGCACTGACAACAGGGGACTAATACGACAGGAACCTAACTGTCACACAAACCAATAATCCAAGGAAACAAAATGACAATTACATTAGATGACATTATCACCTTGCAACACAACAAACTCAACACGCTCTCTCGAAAGCTAATCTACCTTATGATCCAAGGTAACGCCAAGGTCGAAGGTTGGGCTACTATCTCTCGCAATGACTTCTCTAAAGCCACCACACTACCCAGCCGCTCAGTTGACACTATTCTGAAATACCTAGTTAGCATTGCGCTAATTGAGCGCCGTAAGTCTGGCGACAAGCACTCCTCCCCTTATCAATATCGCATCATCAAACCATAACCACTGAGGATAATAAAAATGAAAGTACTAAGCCGCAATGACTTGCAAGACCTTGCCAATGCAACAGGCCGTAGCCTAGAGGAAGTTATGCATATTGCCCAACAGTCTGGGTGGCAATACTCTGACTCACCCACTAAGCCCCTACGTGGTCTTGACAGCGCTTCTGATGCTTACGCAATGATGAAGCTAGCGAAAGAACAAGCAATCTCCCACCTGTATCAGAATGATCCTCTAGTGCGCGAGAGCATCAATGCACAAGCTGCTGTTGAGCAAGCCCGTAATGGACTCATCACAGTTAAGCCTAGCAATCTCAACTACGACGCTAACGGCAACCTGCAAGGAATTACGCATAGTGTTGTTAGTGGCACCCATGCTACTGGCAAGCATCAAACAGAAACCATGAAAGCTATTAGAGCTGACATCTATAAACGTTTTGGAGTAACAGAATGAACATGCACTTTATGTCTGAAGGTGAGCGCCAGTACATTGAGAAGCGTAAGGCAGCATTGGCTGCAACTGCTGAATGGATTGATAGCAAGAACTCTAAACTTGTAGGAGAAGTCAAAACCTACAAGGGTGTTGAGTACCAGATGGAACCTCGCGGCACCTATGTGTGCCTCAACCAGCCAGCATCAAGTAGTTTAAGTGGCTCATTCACATCAGCATTTGCCCTACATAAAATCATAGATGACCTTAAGACCACCAACAAACCAAAAGAATCTAAATGAACACAGCTTTAAGCTGGCTTATTACAGTTTTAATATTATACACAACCTATTCCATATTGTTAGTACTCGCAACACTGACACTAACGCTACTTGCCTAACAAGGAATACCCAGCATCACACCAAACACAAAGGACAATATGAATTCTAAGACACTATTTATTGCCGAGGCGCTCCCCGGTAGTGGCAAGTCCACAAAGTTTATTCAATCCCTCCCCGAGCTAATCCTTGACAGCCACATTGTGTATGCAATGCCTACTAACGCGCTTATTAAAGAGTTAGCTTTAGACATCAAGCTAAAAGCGGGCATCTCTCCCACAGTTATTACTTCAGACACTACAGATCATGTCACAGTCAGCGTAGAGAAGGCCCTAGCAGCTCACTCACAGCCTTTGATTATGCTCACTCATGAAGCCCTAAGACGTATAGATGCTCGCCTCTTAGCGGGCTGGGAGCTTGTTGTGGATGAGGTGCCTAGTGTTTCTGACTGCAAGGGCCATCAGTTCGACAGCATCAGCTATCTTGGGAGTATTGGTAACTACCTTAGCGTTACCCCTGAAAAGAAAGCAGAGATTAAGCCTGAGAGTATTGCCCTTGTTGAGAATATGATTAAAGCTAAGGACAGTAGCGCACTCAGCGAGTCAGCCCTAGACGTACTGAAGGCTATGCTCACACCCAAATGTAGTGTTGAGGTGGAAGCTCAGAACACTAAAGGCAAGCGTCTTGTACGCATTGTGCGCTATAGAGATTTCCTTCCAGCCTTCTCGTACGCTAACAGCGTCCACATCCTAGCCAATAATGTGCGTGATACCCTTCTGGGTATCCATGCCAAGCATCAAGGGTGGGGATTTGAGCCTTCTCTTTTCACCCCTGAGTTCGATGGTTATGGTAAGCGTGTTGAGCTACACCCTTTCCTTACTGGCAAGTACTCTAAGACACAAAGCATGATGCAACGTAATGGTAAGCCTGCTGACACTTGGGATGATGGTGTACAGCTAGCTGATTGGTTGCGCTGTATCACAGCTATGGTTGGTGACGAAAAAGGTCTAGCCTTTGCACACCAATGGATGAACCATAACTTCAATGACAATATCACTAAGCTGCCTATTGATAGCAGGGGTATTAATGGCTATCAAGATAGACACATTGCTATATGTCTTCAGCATGGAAACGTAAGCCCTGATGATGGATTAAGCTTTCACACTCTAGGTGAGATGTTAGGTGTTCCTGTTGCTGAAGTACGAAAGGCAATCGAATTCGAACGTTTCTATGAAAGTACATTACAAGCTGTAGCCAGGACATCTCTTAGAGACAGAAGCAGCACAGAGCCAGTCACATTATTTGTTCAGAGTATGGACATGGCTGTGTACCTTCAAAGCAAGCTAGGCCGCTTAGCTACTATCAACACTGAATTGAGTATGACTCCTTGGGAGAAGGAGCAATCAGAGAAGAAGAAAGATAAAGCCCTTCTTCAAGCAGAGGTAATTATGATGTTTCAGATTGAAGGAGTGGATCGACAAGCAATCGCCGAGAGACTTAATGTTCCTTACCATCAGGTGAGACGCTGGACTGCAAGACTTAAAAAAGTAGCATAATGTGCAGCGTCATCAGATATTTTGTGCACTTTTCCTTAAAGACTCCTTAAGAGAAATTGCACAATTTATGACATAGAAATACCATTACTTCTTAAACACCTTAAGACATGTGAGCATAATGCCCAACGTCAACATGCTTTTGCCCAATTTTCCTTAAAGACTCCTTAAGAGCTTTTGGGCAATTCATACAACACCAAGACCATTACTTCTTAGATACCTCTAAGGAGAGATAGTCCTATTAAATACTTCTAGTTTATTTCTACCAGACCTAATCAATAAGTATTTAAAAGCAGAAGCAACGTCAGCAAAGCTGACAAAGAGCACGCATTCAAAGAGAGGATCAAAGGCGGAACTGCTTACCAGCTATTCGTTCTTGATCTTTCTTTAATGCGGATGCCACTACGTGGCGTGCTCTTGTTTCTGCTGTCACGCAGTGACTCCTACTGAAAGCACATTACTGCCAATCTAACAAATCAAGAGTACATATGAAAACTATAGATAACAATAAGAAAAGCTACATCGAATCATTCTCACATTCAAATCTAGCAGACAAGCTAGGCATTAGCCTTACATCACTTGACGCTCAAGCAGAGTCGTTAGGTTGGAAGGATGAGCATCGCTTGTATTGGTTTGATAAGTCAGTAGAGATTCTAAAACAAGAACTAGTTAACGGCAATGTATCAGCTGTTAAAGAAATGCTAAAGCTAACTGGCGCTATCAGACCTGTTGGCAGACCTCGCAAGCTAGATGTAGAGCGCCACATAGCTATAGAAGCCAAGGTAGCTGAAGAATGGGCTACGGACGTACGCAGGATGAGTGTTGTTTAGGATAATTATTTAGTTAATGAGAAGAAGCGTATTGACTCTAAGCACTACCCACCACATTGATATGGGAATTTCACACGTAGCTATAGCAGGTTATTTTCTAGGAGATTCCTAGATGCCCTTCTCGGGTGCTCAATGCGTTACCACACTGGCCGTTCTTCACAGAGGCTAGCGCCTTCTATGCCTGATAGTTCAGCTACCAGTAACCTGCCCTCCTAACAAAGCCAGAAGGGGTAAGCCAGCGTATAAAGCCACGCCTTGCTGGGGAGTTCTACCAACCATCCTCCCATTGTCCGCTTAGCTTTCCTGTTACAACTACACCATTAAAGGTTCCGCCATAACGCTAGTCACTTCACAGCGCCTCCTAATGAGACATACAGTTCAGCTTATGCTAGGCCCGCTTGCCTATGAAGCCCTTTATATAATGTAACCCATCAAAAATCAAGATTGACTGTTATCCATCAAATTCATCACACAAACCCTAGCATGGTCAATATGCGCCTGCTGCCCGAATTTACTCTCGATAATCCCTAGCCCAGCAATTAGAAACTTACACGAGTCCTGAGCTACAGCCTCTACTGCATGCCCTTCAGATTTCAGGTGAGAGAGCGTTAGCATGTGCATATTGCAACCACCCTCCTCCATCGCCCCATGATAGAGACTGCGGTGCATACCAATAAAATCAGCAACCTGATTCCCAAATGCCTTCCCCCGCCAAGCTGCATATATCCCACCGAGCAT